AGCTACGACTAATCATTAACTCTTATACTTATATAAATAATCAACTACATCTTGGCTATTCAATCCACCGCCTATAACTCCACCCATGTTACGATTTTTAACTAGTCCACCAGCTTTTTTATATTTAATTGTTCCATCTGCTTTCTTACCAGTAATTTTTTGTACTTCTTTCTTTGAATAGGTATCACTCTTCTTAGGATTAGCTGGTTTGCTTGGACGATCATAAGGCATTTCTCTTGTAACACCCATATTAAATCTTCCAGCTACAGGCTTTGATTTACTAATTATTTTTCCTTTTTTATCTGTAGTTACTGTTCTTATAGCTTTTGGTTTTTTTCCTGTTTCACTAGTTTTACGCATAAAGCTCCTAGCTCTCTGAGCATCTGTCCCATATTCTTTTAAAAGTTTTATATCTTTTTTTTCTGTTTTCTTAATATTAATTTTATTTCTGTCTAATCTTTTTTCAATTTTATGTATTTTTTTCTGAGTTTCTTTTTCAAGTTTAGGAAGTTTTGTTCCAGTTCTTTTCATTTGTTGTTTAAGATTATCTTTTAACTTTTTAATTTCTGTAGATGCTTTTTCTTTAACGCCTGTTGCAAATTTAATTCCACTAGGTCTATGAGTAGCTCCTTCTTTTTCCATAATTGCTTTAGCTTTTACTTGCTTAGATAAAGGCTCTTTAGCTAGTGAGTTATATAATCTACCCTTTATTCTTTGATTTTCTTTATTTTCTTTTTTCTTAACTTTAAATCCCATCTTATCCTCCTATGATGAACCTTGTACTACTGGATCTGGACCACCAGCAGGAGATGCAGCTACAGCCATATCATCTTGTCTAGTACGTCTAGCTTGATTTTGTAATGTTAATATTGCACCTTGATATTCACCTTGCCATACTGGAAGCGTTTGCCAATCTTTCATATACATGGTAGCTTCCATCATACACCCTGCAAAGAGAGCTTCATAACAATATTCACTGAAGTAATTACTTATAGTTACACTTGTACCTGTAGCAGAAGCCAAGGCCAGTGGTAATGACTGTGTTTGTATTTCAACTGTAAGTGCTGAAACTGGGGTAGGGACTATTTTTATACTTGAGTTGTTACGCCTTGTGTAATATCTAGGCGTTCCTGTGGATGCACTTACAGGCCAGTAGTCATTCACATACTCTACTGTCCTTTGAAGAAGGCTTGTAACTGTTGTTCCTGTGCTTACTTTATAGTTTACATTGCGAACAATTCTTGCTCTATCACTTAAAGATACAGTTCCTGCATTTCCAGAAGACACAGATATTGTTGTGTACTCATCTAATCCAGCATCATCCAGATCTTTAACCATACGTATCTCTGTCTTATAGACAATAGCAGATACTTGAGCAGCAAACTCAGTAGAGTCATTCTCAGTCGTATTGATTAAGTCTGTCTGAAGTACTACAACAGACTACTCCATTTACACCTACTCCTAATTCTCCTATATACATATCATTAGAATCTAAAGCTCCAACTCTATATCGTATAGCTGTACCTTTAGCAGTTTTATTTGTAATTTGTTTTGCACCTGAAATTTCTATACCACCTGCAAGAGTAGAATAGGTATGAATAGCCAGAACTCTAGTAGTTGTTGGACGGTTATCTCCCGTACCATTGTCACCTACAGTTATATTACTATCTACATACTTAAATACAGTCTTGACATCACCATTAATACTTGCATTGGTGGCTACTTTAATATTTGTACTCATATTATCTCCTTATAATAATGAGGAAGAGGCTTTGCACCCCTCCCCCATATATTAATTAACCTGCGCTACCGAAGAAGGCTCGCCAATCAGAAACACCAAAGCTATAACGCTCTCGTGCTTTAAACCGAAGATTACCAGTATCGAAGTCTGGCTCCATCTTGGTCTGAAGTGGAGTACGGTTAAACATCTTAGCACCATTAGGCACATCAGTCTTAATAAAATAAGAATCAGTGTCTGTGAACCTACGATTTATGTAATAACCATCTGGTAGCATACCAAGGTGACGAGTGGCATTAATTGCATTGGTATTAGGATTAGCAGCAGCCATACTCGTTTGAGTATTTCCGGGACTAGACATAATACGATCTGCAATAGCCCATGAGTCAACTGGGATATGTAGACTTTTTGCACTTGCACCAATCAAGATACCACGATCATCTTTAATTTTCTGAACATTGGTCAGAATGGTTTCAAGTGTTGCCTCTGACAGGTCAGCAGCAGCCGCAAGGTTGCTCTGATTACCAGCAGAGATTGTTGGGTGTGCAGCAGAAAAGAATGCAGCCCCATCACCAATAGCATCAGAGAAGCCATTGTTGAATAGGTTTGCAGCTTTAACCTGCTTAGTGTTAGCCATTGCACGAGCAAGACCTTTAGCACGAAGCTTGGCAAACGTATCATAAAGATTGTCTTCCATTGCTTCTTCTGTGATGGCAAATGCCAATGCTACAGTCTCAGCCGTATAACGGGCTACGTAACTCTCTTGTGCGTCATCATAAGTAACGGCAGCACCTTCACCTTTAGTTGGCGCAGAGCCAAATCCGGTGAATAGTACTTCTTCTTCAAAAGCACGATCTGAGTTTTCTATTTCATAAAGAGGCTTATGTTCGTCATTAACCTCCCCATACTCAACTCCAAACACAGCATTTAAGCCGGGTAGGAGTTCTTTACTAATACTAGCTCTATTTATAGCCATAATAAATCCTCCCTATTAAGCAGTAGATGCTGTTGCCGTGACATAACGATCACGGTGAGTGTTAAGATAAACCTCAACGATTGGATACGCATCTGTATCTTTCTCGTCAGGAAATTTCGCTCTTCCTACACCACGAACAGCAGCGACTGCTTCTGTACCTGATGCAGCATCCATGTAGTAGCTGGACTGACCAGTAGTGGTACTTCCTGAAGAAGCAGTAGAGCTAACCGTAACATTATAGTTTTTTACGATCAACATTTCTGCTGCCGACAGGGTAGTAGAACATTGAATGTGATACGTTTGATCTGGATTCGTAATCACAAAGAAGTGGATATCTGAGGCACTAGTTCCACCCGTCCAATAACGTGAGAACTTTTGTTCTCCATTTTCAACATATTGACAACCCATAAATACTCCAGAAGGTTTAAGCGTTGCAGCAATAAAAGGACTTATTGTTGCAAAAGTCGCACCCGGAAGTACTACTGGATCACCAGTGAAAATATTATTGGTTGGTGTGCCAGCTAATCCCGTTGAAGACCATGCGATAACATCCGTCACAGCTTCATTGTTATAGCCACCACCAATCATACGAGCAGGAGTAAAGCCACGAAATGCTTTAGTAGTAGACATGTGTTTCTCCTATAGTTATAGGAAGACTAGTCTTGAAAAGACGGTTGCCTTCCTGTGGTTCTTACTGATTTACTTGAATTTGAAATTGGCATACGAGAGTTATTTCCTTTCATGAGTTGTGCATTTACTGCATCCATCATTTCATTAGATTTATTCTCATAATGCTTCCTTCTGGCCTTTACCTTTCCACTTGGCATCTTTGCCAGTGCTACGTCTCCACGACAGACTGTTCCAGTGTAACGGCCTTCTTTCCTTACGAAGGATGTAATTGCAAGTTCAGGAACCTCATCAGGGGTGACAAATACCCAACCCTGTTGTTGTTTCTTGCCTATATTAGAGATATCATCTTGTCCCTTTACAGATATGCGTAACCATCGTAATGACATTCCGTCATTGTCAAATCTTGCTTCTACCTCATCAGGTATTTTAAGGGCATCTGGCTCCTCAAAGGTCCACTCTTCTTCTCTTGTATTTGCTTCTCGACTTGTATTACTACGTACTTCATTTCGTGTTGTCATTCTTTATCTCCCACGTTAAGTTATGTTTGTATAGCCATCTGTGTCATCAACTTTTAATTTCTCAGCAGCATATCTTTCAAGTGGTATATCCCATTTCTGTGCTAACCTAACATCTTCTTTCGTCAGTTTAACTTTTTTAGAATTGGTTGGGGATGAACGTGACCCCCCCGATACTACTTGAGCAGGTGTTGACGGAGTTTCCTGCACACGGTTTTGACTTTCTCCAAACTTCTGTGGAAAAGCCGACTTAATTCTTTTATTAATTTCTTGATAGAAATCTTGATCCGTTGGATCATATCCTTCTCCCTTTAACTCTGCGTCTATTGCTAGAGCAGCAGCAGTCATAACATTATCTTTTCCAAACCACTCATTATCAGAAGCCCATTGTTCTGCTCTTGGATCGCTTCTTTGAGGTCGTTGTGGTTGAGGTTGTGCCTGTTGTTGTGGTACATCCTCTATCTCTTGGTAATTACTTTGAGCAGCAGTCACATTCTTAAGATCTATCTGAGCATCATTAAGCATTTCCTGTGCTTTTAGAACTTTATCTTTATCACCTTCTTCAAAGGCTTCAGTATAAACTTCTCTTGCTAACTCTATTTTATCAGTTAATTGTTTCTGAGAAGCATCTAGACTAGACTTACCTAATACATTTACTTCTTTATCTTTTGTTCTGAGGTTATTACTTAGTTCCTCATTTTTTTGGATGAGAGCTTGAATATGTTCATCACGTTCTTTACGTTCAAATAGAAGTCTTTTTATTCTTCGTGTAGCTCCTTTAGTTTCTATACCTTCTAATTCTGGAGCTTCAGCTTCTTCTTTAACAGGTTCTTCTTTAACTTCTTCTTCCTGTTCTATTTCTACTTTAGTTTCTTCTTTTTCCTGTACCTTTATTTCAGGTTCTTTCTCAGGCTCTTCTTCAAATTCAATTTCAATTTGTTCTTTTTGCTCTTCATTCTGAACACTGACTGTGTTCCAATTATCTTCTTCCATTTTATTATCCTTCCGTTGTTTACGAAACAAACGAATTACGTATTGTTAATATTATATCATATAATTAACGATTTCCCAAATTAATTAGACATACTACTCAAATTAAATGT